AACATCGAGAGCGGGATCGCCTCCGTTGATCTGGGCAAGCCGAGCTACGGCACCTCGCTGCCCGCCTCGCCGGTCGACGGCCAGGAGGCGATCCTGGTTGACGTCCTGGGCGGTGCGAACTACTCATGGCGGTTCCGCTACAACGCCCCGTCAAGCTCGCCGCGAAAGTGGGAGTTCATCGGCGGCACCCCCTGGATGGTGGCGGATGCCGCCAATCCCGGCACGCAGGGGGCGGGTTGGCACGAACTTTCGACGCCCGCCCTCACCATCCCTCGCAGCGGCTATTACATGGTCGAGACGAACATCGACCAAGGCGGCACCCAGGCTCCGGGGCTGATGGCGCAGGGGCCGAACTTCAGCGGCCAGCCGAGTCCCAGCTACTACAGCCAGTTCTACGCAGACTCAGCCAACGTCTGCGGCTGGGCACCGATCAAATGCCCGCTGCTCTGTTCGGCGGGCGCGGTTCTGACGATTTTCGGCTACGGCGCGAACGGGACATGGACTGTCAACAACCGCTGGATCTGCGTCACACCGTTGGCTGTTTCCTAATCGAAAGGAGCACGATGAGTCCTGCTGGATCGAAGGAAGAGAAGAAGCTGCCGGTGCCCTCGGGGCATCCGCAGGCCGGGTACGTCAGCCCCGATCTGTCCGGCTCGGACGGGGTCGAGATCCTGCCCGATGAGGAGCAGAAGCTGAAGGACGAGCGCGACCAGGCGCGCGAGGACGAGCTGAAGGCCGTCACCGAGAGCGAGGACAAGGCGGCGCGCGAGGACGCGAAGGCCGCGGAGGAGGCTGCGAAGGCGCAGCAGGCCGACGCGAGCAAGCAGGCCGCGCCGACGACCACGAAGGCCAGCTCGGGCTCGTAATGAGCGCATGGTGGGAAGCCCCGTACAAGGGTGGGCCGATGGTTCCCGTACCGGGCTTCCCGCGTCCGCTCTACCCGCCCGATGCCGCTCCAAACCGGACGCCCTCGGTCAACGGGCCGGACGTAGAAGCCTATAAGCGGACTTGCTGGCGAGCTGGCAGATGGCCGGGGCCCGCCTCGAACTTCGACCGAGCCTTCTCGAACGCCTTCAGCCACGGCAAGTCCGGGAACGTCGGCGAGACCGGGATCGCCGGAGTGCAACGTCAGCAAGGCATCGAGGCTTCGGGATTCGTGGGATTGGCAACGTTCAACACGCTGCGCTCGATTCGCTGCCCGACAGGGCCCCATCAGGGCGAGATGGCGATGGACGCCAACGCGGCGAACCTGATCGCGCAGGCCTGGCAGCTGTACGGCGGCGAGGAGCCAGCTCCCGAGCCGCCGCCCGTCGAGGGGAAGACGACCAGGCAGCGCGCGCTCGAAGCCGCGATCGGCTACATCGGCTACAAGGAGAACCCGCCTAACAGTAACGACTCGAAATTCGGAGAATGGTACGGCGCTAATTACCAGCCGTGGTGCGCGACATTCGTGTCATATTGCTACGAGGTTGACGCGGGCGGATCGCCCAGTTTTGCGAAAGGGCAAAACTACGCCTATGTGCCATATATGGTCTCGGACGGTAGGGATAACCGAAATGGCTTGAGTATCCCCAGCTCGGTTATTCCGGGGGATCTGGTGACCTACAATTGGGACGGCGGCCCGGACGGCACCTACGATCATGTCGGCATATTCGAGGCCTGGACGGGCGGCTCGAGTTTTACGGCCATCGAAGGAAATACTTCGGTTGACAACAACAGCAATGGAGGGGCCGTGATGCGCAGGCAGCGCTCGGCTACCGCGCAGACGACGACCTTCATTCGCGTCGCGTGACGTGTCCTCCGACACGATCGCGGCGTTCGGGGCGTTCCTGTCCGGCGCCGGGAGCGTGCTCGGCGCAGCGTTCGTGATCCGCTCGATGCGGAAGCGGATGGAGCGGGAGTGCCGCGAGCGGCTGGAGCTGTACAAGCAGGGGCTCACCAGGGGGGAGGAGCATGATCGCGTTCATACGGAGACAGGGTCTGGTGATCGCGATGCTGGGGGCGTTGGCCCTGGCGAGCATTAGCGGGTTCTTCGCCGCCAAAGCCCTCGGGGTCGGCTTCGCTGGGGCGCCGACGAAGACCACCACGGTTCAGGTCGGCGGCGAAACAGGCCCGACCGGCCCGGCAGGGCCAGCAGGCCCGGCGGGGCCGCCGGGGCCAGCCGGAACCGGCGGTGCTGATCAGTGCCCGACCGGCAGCGACTTCGAGGCGGTCGTGCTCAACTCGCCGGGCGGTCACGTCGAAGTGTGGACGTGCGTGAAGCAGTGATCGCGACCGACGCTTTCTCGGCGCTCCCGGTCGTGCTCGCGAGCATGCTGATCCTGGTCTTGATGGTGCTCGTCTACAAGTACCTGACCCGCACCCGCGACATGCGCGTCGGGAAGACACGCTTCGGGTTCTTCGTCGAGCGCGAACCGTTCGAGGACGAGGAGGTCGAGGCCGTGACCGAGAGCTGGCCGAAACGGGGGCTCGATGACTAAGAAGCAGATGCAGGATCAGGTCGTGAACTGGCTCGGCCTGCAGGACGTCGACTCCTACAACGAGACGACGATGGTCAACGACCTCCTCTACCAGGGCACGATCGACCTCTTGTCACGCACCCGCTGCACGGTGCGCTGCGTGCAGCTGCGCGTGCAGGCCGGGCAGGACGAGTACACGCTCGACCACGGCATCCTCGCGCTGGTCGACGTCGAGAACGGCGCCCGCCCGAGGCTGCGCCGCAACCAGCTCGCCGACGCGACCGACCCCGGCTTCACGCTGATCCGCTCGGACGTGCTGCTCGTCGCGCCCGCCCCGACTGTCGACGGGACGATCCAGGTCTGGGGCGTGATGCGCCCGCAGCAGATGACGGCCGACACTGACTCGCCCGACAGCGAGAGCTTCGGCGCGATCCCGACCGAGTACCACGACGCGATCGTCACCTACGCGATGTGGAAGGCGGCCGACTACAGCGACGACGCCGGGTCGCAGCAGGGCGAGCGCTACCGTGTCCTCTACGAGGGTCAGGACGGCCGCGGCGGCAGGCTCGGGCAGATCAAGAGTCTGGTCAACAAGCGCGGCACCGCGCGCGCCGCGGCGCGCCAGGTGACGGTCAAGACCCTCAACTCGCACGCCTCCTACGTCGGCTGATGGGCGCACCGACCTCGCTGCTCGGCAACGCGCGAGCGTTCGCCCGCGACTTCGCGCGCGACAAGATGACCCGCGACTACCTGTGGGACGTCGTCGACTACGTGCCGATCATCATCGACGCCGGGCTGACCGGTCGCGGCGGCTGGCGCTGGGGCACCGACCCGTTGAACGGCGACGTCATCTCGGGGTTGCTCGCCACTTACGCCTCCGGCGATCAGCTGATCCTGCAGACGACGGCGGGGTCGGTCTACAACTGCAACCCGCTCCCGCCCGGGAACATGATCTCGCTGCGAGGCAGCAGCGGCTGGACGAGCAAGCAGAACCCGATCCAGCGCTACGAGGACGTGATCATGTTCAACGCGCTCGGTCAGGCTCCTCCGATCATCATCCGCTCCTCGACATTCGGGGGAGCGCCGAGCCCGGCGCCGAACGCGGCGGTCGGGACGGTCTGGGGGGAGTACGTCGTCACCGGGGGCGGCTCCGGCGAGGAGGACACGGTCAGGTTCAGCCACCCCTCGAACGACCTGATGAGCGCGAGCGGCTGGGACGTGAACAGCTTCCAGCGCACCTCGATGAAGGTGACCGGATTGGGCGCGCTGCGCTCGGTGCTGATCGTCTTCCACGCCGGGTCGACCGAGCGGATCCGCGGCTCGCAGCCCCCGGCGACCGGCACCACCTCCGACGACCTGAACCTGGAGCCGCTGTTCGCCCGCGCAGGCTGTCCCGACCCGAAGGCAATCGCCTACTGGAACGAGAACCTGATCTTCGCTGACGAGCATGGTGTGCATGTCACCGATGGCGCTGTCATAAGGAATTTGGTCAGCCAGGGCGGGATCCTCACCTACTGGCGTCCGCTCTGGCAGACGCGCACCTCGCTCGCCGCCTGCACGTTCCTCGACTACTACATCATTACGCTGCGTCAATCCTCGGGCGGCCCGGTCACGCTGATCTGCGACCTGAACGCCAGGCAGTGGTTCCGCTTCTCGAACATCGACTCGATCGACTACATCGCCTCGGGCGGCAGCGGCGGCATGGAGCGCGTCTGGGCGGGGATCTCGGGAACGAGCCGCACCGCCCGCATCGGGCCCTGCTTCTTCCCCTTCCCCGACGGGCAGGAGTCCGACGACAACGGCGTCGCGGTGCTGCCGGTGTTCGAGACGCCCTGGTATCGGCTCGCGCAGCAGGAGGGTCGCAAGCGGGTGCGGTTCGTCTATCTGAGCTATGACGCGCGCATCTCCGGCGGCCTGACCGACACGACGAAGTCCGATGAGGGGGCGCCGCCCCTGGCGCCGCCGAGCGTGCTGGCTGCGCTCGCGCCGATCCTGGAGGTCGGCTACATCCGTTCGCCGCAGCAGACGAGCTACACGATGATCGGGCAGCTGCCGGTGACGACCGAGTACCGCCGCTTCCGGCTGCCGGTGAACCAGTTCCCGTACGGGGTCGCGTTCAAGGTGCGGCAGCTCGTCCCCTCCACCGTCACGCGCGTGTTCGACCTCGGCGTCGAGGCGACCGCAGCTGAAAGGAGCCGTGTGTGAGTAGCGCGCTGCACGGCGAGGGCGCGACCGGCCCCGCCGATGCGCGTCCGCTCTCAGACCAGGAATACCAGCTGCTGCAGCGGCTGCTCTCCGACCCGCTCAGCCTGCCGATCCAGTTCAAGACCTGGCTGGTCGCGTACCTGGAGGGCTCCGACCTGACGCTGCCGATGAGCGCGATCCTCGGGCTGCGCTCGACGCTCGGGATCGCCGGGGCGGGGAAGGGCACGCTCGGGATCTTCCCGGCTGGGCTGATCCTCCCGTTCGCCGCCACCAGCGCCCCGGAGGGCTCGCTGCTCTGCGACGGCGCCGCCTACGCGACCGCTGCGCAGGCGCGGCTGTTCGCGGCGATCGGCTACAGCTACGGCGGCGGCGGCGGCACGTTCAACGTCCCCGACATCCGCGGGCGGATCCCCGCCGGGAAGGGCACGCACGGCGCCGTCGACACGCTCGGCAAGAACGAGGGCGTCGGGCTCGGGGATCGCTCGCCGATCCACCGCACCAGCGACGGTGGCGGCGCAGCCTCGGAGGGGATCACGGCGGGTGCCGACGCGCAGGTTTATGGCTCGGCCGCGGGCGCCGAGGTCGGCGTCCACCACCACGGCCCGGCGACGGCGCCGGTCGACACCCCCGCCTTCATCGTCCTGAACTTCATCATCGTCGCCTGAAGGAGGCTTGATGGCGATCAAAGCAGCGCCCAGCTACGCCCCCTACGGCAGCAAGGCGTACGGCGGCACGGCCTACAAGCCGCCACCGGCACCGAAGCCCGCGCCGATCAAGGCCGCGCCGATCGGCTACACCGGCAGCGGCTGGAACTACCCGCTCGGCAACACGGGCACGATGGCGAACTACTCGCCGACCGGCTCGACTTTCTCGCCGGGCGTGCCCGCTGCGCCCGTCGCCCCGCCGCCTCCGAGCAACAACCTCGCCGCTGCTGCTTCTCGCGCCGCCGCGGCGAACCCGTCAGGCGTGCTCGGTTTCAACCCGTACGTGGGCGAGATCGAGTCCGACCCGATGTACGGGCTCGGGCTGGCGCAGCGCAACGCGAACATCAACGCGCTGGAGGCGTCGCGGCGGACGGCGAACCAGCAGGCGGTGATCGCTGGCGGCTACAACCCGGGCGAATTCAACAGCGCCGCGCTCGGCGAGTACGCGGGGGACATCACCCCGGAGACGCTCGCCGCTGCTGCGCAGAACCAATTCTCGACCAAGGCGCAGCTCGTCAAGGGGCTCGGGCAGCAGATGTCGGCGATGCCGTACGACCTGGCGCGTCGAGGCGCGACCCGCTCCGGCGCCGCGCAGACGCACGCGACCGCCTATAACGAGGCGTTCCAGTCGTCGTCGAACCAGGCGATGCAGGAGCTGGCGAAGCAGCTGTCGGGGAACCAGAGCGACTACCTGACGGGTCGCACTCAGGCTGAGGCGGACTGGATGACGAGGCAGCAGGACATCTCCTCGCGGCTCGCGCAAATCTACGGCTACAACAAGGCGGCGAACGCGCAGGGCCAGTACCCGGACGTCGGCGAGGAGGCGATCACCAGCCCGGATGTGGTCTCCGGCGGGCTCGGCGGTATCAACGGCATCGTCGCCCCCAGGTTGACTCCTGCGGTACGTACGGGGTTGGTTTCTCCGAGCGCGGCAACGCGAGCCCAGGCTGCAGCATCGGCGGGGTTCATCTCGCCGACCCCGAATGTGAACATCCCCAAGGCGGCTGTGTCGAAGGCGATCGCGGCCGTCAGGAAGAAGAAGTAGATGGCCCCTCCGAAACCACGCCCCGGCGGCAGGGCCGCAGCTGTTTCAGGCGGCTGGATCCAGCCCAACCCGACGGTGAAGGTCACCCCCGCGGTGACGCAGTTCACGCAGCCCGGCTGGACGCCGCAGCGCGGAGCCGCGCAGGCGATCGCGCGCGGCTACGTCACCTACAACAAGCCGATCACCGTCAAGCCCTACACGATCCCCCCTTACACGCAGGCCGACCGGCAGCGGCAGCAGGTGTCGGCACAGACGGCGGTCAACCGCGGCTACATCGCTCCGAACCCGAACATCAACTGGGGCGGCGCAGGAGGCGCTGGCGCTGGACGCGCTGGCGTTGGCGGCGCCGCTGGTGCCCAGCCTTCGTGGGCGAACCCGTACGCGGCGCTGCAGAAGCAGCTCGGGCAGATCCTCTCCCCGGCGCAGATGAACGCGCAGGCGAGCAAGTACGCGAGCGACGCGATCAACGCGCAGCTCGCCGCGGAGAAGAGCAGCTCGGCGCTGGAGCAGCAGCAGCTGATGAGCCAGGCGACGCGCGCGAACGAGATGGCGAAGGCGCTCGGGCAGATCAGCGCCCCGAGCGGCCAGTCGATCCAGGACGCCTACATGCAGGCGGCCCGCTTCGAGCAGGGGCTCGGCACCGGCCTGACCGGCGACGTCGCCGCCTCGCAGCAGCAGGCGGCCGACCAGGCCTCCGCGCAAATCTCGCAGATGACCGGCGGGCTCGCGAACCAGGTCGGCGGCTACGACATCCCGGCCGAGCGCTCGGTGGCGCAGCTGACCGGCGTCGTGATGCCCGCGCGCAACCTCGCCGAGCAGGCCGCGAACGCCTCCACCCTGACCCAGTTCCAGCGCGGCGCGAACATCCAGCAGGTGGGTGCGATCGCGCGCGACTACATCCAGAAGGCCTCCGACGCCTCGGCCGCCGCCGCCGCGGAGCGGGCGAAGATCCTCGCGACCCGCCCCGACCTGACCGACAAGCAGGTGCAGGCGCTGCAGGCGAACCGCACGAACCAGATCCAGCAGCTGATGAGCCTGGCGCAGGGCACGGTGCAGTACCACCAGGCGCTGAGCCAGCAGCAGAACCAGGCGTTCAACCAGGCCTACAACACGGCGCAGCTGAAGCAGCGCCAACTCGAGTTCGGGCAGAACCTCGGCCAGCGGCAGACCGAGTTCGGAGCGAACCTCGGGCAGCGCGCGACCGAGTACCTGGGCAACCTCGGCGTCTCACTGGGCAACCTCGACGTCTCGAAGGCGAACCAGGTCGTCAACGCCCTCAACGCCTCGGTCAACCGCAAGGTGGCGCTGTCGCAGAACGACGTCAACATCCTCAACTCGAACGTCAACCGCCGCGTTGCATTGAAGAACGCGGCCACCTCGGCGCTGAACGCGGCTACCGCTGCCACCACCGCCAGCGGCAACCAGGTGATCAACCTGATGAACGCGACCCGGCAGATGAACAGCGCCGCGACCTACGACGCCTACCTGAACTCGAAGATCACGAACACCACCGCCGAGCTGAACTGGAAGAAGCAGTACGACAAGATGAAGATCAAGATCGACAAGTTCATCGCGGAGCACAACGCGGCCTATCAGAGCGGCTCGCTCGACGTCAGGGCGCAGGCGAACCAGGTTGCCGCGCAGGCGAATCAGATCAGGCAGAACGAGTACGCGAGCCGAGATCAGATCAATCGCTGGAACGCCTACATCAAGGCGACCGGGAAGCTGCCACCGGCCTGGGGTGGCGGCAACGCGCTCGGCACCTACGTCGACCCGAAGACCGGCAAGGTGCGACCGCTGCCGACGAACACGATCATCGGCCCGAAGGGCCTGCCGATCGACGCGACCCCGTCGGCCAAGTCGGCGGGGAAAACAGCGGTGCCGAGCTACACCGACATCACGAACTTCGGCAAGCTGATGAAAGAGGGCGTCGAGGCGAGACTGAACCCGGGCCAGATAAACAGGATGACCCGTCCGCAGACCGTCTGGCCGCGGAAGCGGATCGTCGAGTACCTGATGAACAACTGGGGCAACGCCTTCCTCGGTCGGTATCCCGGCCAGAAGAAGATGATCATGCAGGCGGTCGACGCCGCCGCCAACAACGTGATCGCCCAGTACACGAAGCCCAAGGGGCCGTAGCCCATGTCACCACCGCGCCGCCCACCGAAGGGCGGCAGGCGTCAGCCTGCCAAGAGCTTCTACGACAACCCGTTCGCCAAGATGGTCAAGCAGTACGCCGCCGCTCACCCGGCGGAAGCCAAGGCTGTCGCTGCAGCGAAGGCGGTGCCAAAGCCGCCGCCGAGCAAGCCGATGACGCAGCGCCAGAAGGACGAGGCCGCCGTCACCATGGGCAAGCTGCACCTGCTCCCGACCGACGTGGCGGCGGCGACGCCGTCGCTGTTCGGGACGAAGAAGGGCGACGTCAAACGGATCGCCACCCATGCGTTCGCGCACGCGCTCCCGACCGGGCCGCTGAAGCCGACGATCACCACGCCGCCGACAGCGAAGGAGCAGGCAGCGACCCTGCACCAGCAGGCGACCTGGGCGCGCAACGTCGTCGTGCCCGGCAAGACGGGACAGAAGGCGCGCAAGCACTTCGTCGCCTCGCTCACCCCCGCGGAGCGGGCGGCGAAGCTGAGCGAGCAGGAGACCGACTACGCCGCGACCAAGGTCGCGACCGACGCGCAGACCTTCCACGCGCCCCGCTCCGACTTCGGGATCGGCGCCAACACCGACAAGCTCGCCGCGGCGGCGCACGCCGTGGCGGGGGTGACCAAGGCCGTCCTGCCCACCGTCCACCGTGACCCGTTCACGCACCAGCCGGTGCTCGGCGCTCCCCCCGCCGCGATCGGCGCCGGGCACATCATCGGCGACATTGCCCACGGCGGCGCCGTCGAGGCCCCGGCGATCGGCAACTTCATCCTTCACCAGCAGCCGCTGAAGGGCGCGATCGACACCGCCCGCGCCGGGATCGCGGTCGCGCGCGGGGACATCGGCGCACCGATCGCGAACGTCGCCGACGCGGTGCGCTCCGGGATCCACTCAGTGACCGGCCTCGGCCGTGCCGCGACCGAGATCGGGCAAGGGGACGTCGGCGGCGGGACACGGCTCGGGCTCAGCTCGGCGGCCGGGGCGGCGCAGGCCGGAGGGCTCGTCCCGCCCGGAGCGCTCGGACAGGTCGGCAGCCTCCCGACTGACGTGCTCGGCGGGCTCGGCAAGGTCGCGGTCGGCACCGCCGCCTCGATCCCCGGCATGGGGGCGCATCCGATCCGCTCGGTCGACGAGGCAGTCGGCTTCATCCGCGGCGGCGGCGACGCGGCGATCGCGCTCGGTTTCCTGCTTCAGCCGAGCATCAGCAGCCACGACCGCAACCGCGTTTACAGCCAGCTCTTCCACGGGTTCGTGGACGACCTGATGAACAAGTACGGGCCCGGCGTGACCTGGAAGCAGGCGGTCAAGAACGGCTTCGACCAGCCGCTGATCCACGCTCTCGACGGGTTGGCGGTGGCCGCCCCGCTCGCGAAGAGCGCGTCGGTGATGCGCTACTGGAAGCTCCCCGGCGTCAGCTTCGAGGACGCGGTCAGGCTGTCGCGCGATCCGACCCGGCTCGGCGAGATCGCCCCCGGCGCCGAGGCGCCGCGCCCGTCGCGCACCGCCACGATCAGGGGCAAGAACATCGACCCCTACCAGGTGCCGCTGCATGAGTCGCAGAGCCCGCTCTGGCGCGGCATCACCCGCAACGTCGGCGACCCGCTCGCGCGTGGCGTCGAGAAGGTTGCCGGGCCCCGCTTCCCGCTCTCGGAGACGAAGAAGGGGCTGCGCGCGCAGACGCAGCTCTCCAAGCAGCAGGTGCGCCGCTACGCCGCGCAGGCGCACGCGCTGATGAACCAGGTCAACAGCTATCTCGGCAAGGAGCCGGAGCAGGGCGTGCGCCTGTTCCTCTCCCACCAGCGCCCCGCCGACATCCCCGAGGACGTGTGGCTGAAGGCGGCGCTGAAGAACACGCAGGACATGCTGGAGGAGGGCCCGGCGCAGGCCGCTCGCAAGCTGACTCCGCGCGAGCAGCAGCTGCTGCGGCAGGTGAAGGCGATGCGGGCGGGGGTCGACCGGCTCTCGCAGGAGCGCTGGGGGCGCCGCGTCGAGGACGTCTACCACGAACAGGAGCGTCTGCACCATTCGCTGCTCCTGAACGAGCACCACCTGAAGGGCGCCCGCGAGCGGCTACGCGCTGTCGAGGGCCCCGACGAGGCGGGCGTCTACACCGCCTCGATCTACAAGCTGCGCACCGATCGGCTCGCGCTGGAGCAGCAGCTGCAGAAGCTCGCGCCCGACGACCCGGAGATCCCGGTGATCCGCGGCGCGCTGCAGGAGCAGCTCGA